ACGAGAGGAGCCTATTGTGATTGACTTTCATGCCTATGTACCCTACGTTAACCGCCCGGATCTCCTCAAGCGCGCGGTCGATAGTGTACCTGAACTATGGGAACACTTGACCATTATCGACAATTCCGGATACGGTGTGGACGCAGACCTCCCTGACTCGGTTGGAGTGTTTGATCCCCCTGTTCCTTTAACTTTCTCGCAAAGTCAGAATTTCATGTTCAAAAATGCAAAGCGCCGAGGATGCAAGTTTGTCCTATGGCTTCATAGCGACTGCGAACTTCCGCAAGGTGCCGCGTTGAAGATGATAGAGCGAGTGCGAGAATACTATGCAGAAGGTCGTCGCTGGGGAGTCGCTTTCTCTTTCTACGACATATTTTCTGCTGTAAATTTAGATATGGTTGATGAAGTCGGCGGGTATGACACAAATATTCGTGCTTATTGCTCAGATCAAGACTTCTATCGACGCGTGAAACTCGCAGGCTGGGAAACGATCAACACTGAGATCGAGGTCGAGGCAATACGAGCAGGACACCTCGGTAGCCAAACTATCCGGAGTGACGAGAAGTTGTCCCTCCTGAATGGAATTGTCCAGACTGCAGATTCCTTCTACTACGAGAGCAAGTGGTTGGGCGGAGCAGGACACGAAACCACCGATGTTCCCTTCGGAAACGAAGACTTATTCGGGAGAGGACAATAACATGGCAGAACCAGCTAAGCACAAGAAGGTTAGCCTGCGCGACATCATGCAAGAGATCGCGGAGGATGAAGCGTTTAGCGATGAAGATCGCCAAGTAGCTTTTGAAAAGGTCAAAGAATTGGAGTATGAAGCATGGTGTTTACAGCAGATGAAGTCGAAAGCCTAAACGCATATCAGAACTATGGTCTAGTCCACCCGTTCACCTGTGGCGGCAATAGGACTGACGCAAATCACCTTGACGGCGAAGGAATCCTAGTCGCGACCGAACAAGGTTGGGTCTGCAGGTTTTGCCAATACACTCAGAATTGGGCTCCTCAGTTTATGCGGGATTGGACTTGGAAGAGTAAGAATGGGAAGTATCCTGATATACTGCGCTTAGCGAGGATCGATGATGCCGAAATCTAAGAAGGTTGCCGTAAAGTCTGTTGCGAAATCTAAGAAGCAAAAATTGTCTCCTGCCGAGCGTAGCCAAGTAGCCAAGGATCGCTGGGCTAAGCGGCGTGGGGGAGTAGCACCGCAGGACGCTGTGCAGGGAGTGGATACAAGCACTGCAAATGAGTCTCCTGTCGTCGTGACCTTACCTACGCCCGAGAACTTTACCATAACGACGGATGTTCCCGTAGTTGCAACGTCCGTAGTAACGGTAACTACTCCCGCTTCACAGCCTCCGATAGATGAGTTTCCTCTGCAGCCTATACATCCCGCTCCTGCTCCACAATTTACTCCTGTCGCCCCGAAGAAGCAGAAACGCTACACAGGCCCCAAAGAGTTCTCAGTTGCCCTCAAAGCCGCTGAAGGACGCTTAGCGAAGGCTATTGTGGAAAGGGCGCAAGCGGCAGGGCAACTAGCCGCACTTCAGGCTGAGATTCCATCTCTCCTGCAAATCATAGCAGCGCTGAAAGGACAGCATAATATTCCTGCCGCCTCGTATGATCTTTCCGCTCAGTTCCCGAATCCTGTCGCACCTCAGTATCGACCTCAGCCTTACGTAGACCCCCTAGCCGCTATCCAAGGCGCTGCAGCACAGCCACCCGTCAGTCGAGCAACGGGCAATGCTATCCAGTTCGGCCCTGATGTTATGGGGGCATTAGAAGATCCAGAGGACGACGAGGATCAATTTCTCAAAGGCCCTGCGGCAGGAAGCAAGGGGTGGATCTAGATGGAACAGTTGATTTTGCATTTGATAGGTGACTACATAACGCAATCGCATTGGATGGCACAGCGCAAGATTAAGGAAAGTCTGCCAGCCTTCTGCCATGCCTTGGTCTACTCGATCCCCTTCTTGCTGCTCAGTCCATCTTCATTGGCATGGATAATGATATTCGGGACGCATTTCCTGATCGACCGATTCCGCTTAGCGCGATACGTATTGTGGGCGAAGAATTTCCTTAGTCCGTATACACGCACTCGCGGCTTTGGTGAAACGATGGATGACCTCAAGAAATCAGGTCATATCGGTTCTGGTCCGACACATGAAGCGCATGAAATGAGCCTGATAATCGAAGAACAGAAGCGCCCGATTCGCTGGAATCCGCCTTGGCACATATGCACAGAAACAGGATATGACCCTGAGCTCCATGCGTGGCTTGCAGTGTGGCTTCTCATCGCAGCCGACAATACTCTTCACTTAGCTATCAACTATGCCGCTCTGCGGTGGCTGTAAGGAGATAATTATGCGCAGGACTTGCGATGAATGCTACAGGCGGTATGAAGATGAAGATTGCTCCACCCTTTGTCCTCACAAAGGGATGTTCCACTGCGCAGTTTGCGATTGCTTAGTATGTGTTTGCACGAAAGAAACTGCTGGTGACTGGGAGCGTAGTCGAAGTAATTCAGAATCTATGTCAGGTGCTCAATAGGAACGAATCCGTATCGTCCATTTGGAGAGTCTCCTTTATTGCAAGCGGATAGGAATTGACATCTTTGAGGCCACGAACAACCTGAATATTGTTCATCGGGTAGAGTCTTAGTATTCTTAATCTTCTCGATCTTCCTTCGCGCTACATCCATGACCCGGTTGCGAGATATACTCTCCATCCGGGGCATGTCTATCTTGAAGAAAACATCCCTCAATACGTCATCTTCAACCATTGAGTTGACCCACGATTGGGTGCTAATTTCATCATGATCTGGTCGCCAACATTCGAGCCAGCTACTTTTGAACCCGTTCGCAATATCGTTCTTTTTCCTGAACCGAAGCTTCTTATTCTGCGGATGCTGTAGCGCGTGGCTCCAGAACGAATGGTAGCGCCCGTCACGCTTGTTGCCTGTGATAACTACCCCAATTTGCATCGGAAGTCCATAGAATGCCACCGGCCCCAACGTAGCCCACGAACGAGCAATGGAATTTTGCCGCTCTTCTGACCAATTGGGCACCGCCACTATGCGCCGGAGGTAGTTGCCATCAGGGCTGATAAAGCATGACGGGTTCCAATCCTCTAGCGGCTCAGGAACCTTCCAAGGCTTATCGCCCTTCTTCCTTGCCGCTACCGAAACAATGTCCGCCATGGAAGCGACGTGAACAACCTCGGAATGCAGGTCATACTGCTCACTGTCGAGTCCACGTGTGGCTCCAAGCTCAAAGACATAGCTACCCGCCTCTGTGCCGTAGTCGTCGCCGCAGTAGGTCAATCCTGCGCGGATACCTAGATCGAGCATACGAGCGGAAGGAAGTTTGTTCTTTTCCCATTGCTGAGATAAAAAAGACTTCCTATCGCACTCTTCAGATGTTTGGATAAGTTGGGCAGTGTCTTGCATAGAGGATATTGTAGCGCAGACTATGGAACTACTTTGTTTCCCATTCGCTCTTTTGCTTCTTTTATCAATTCGCGCACGCTACCTACCGTGCGGCTAGGATTCTGCTGCCTCGCCATCGCCATGATTACCTCTCGCGGCAGGATGCGCGTCGTTTGCACCGAATGAGCGCCAAGAGCCGTCTCTAGTGGCACCGTAACGCTTCTCTCTGTGACGTGAGGAGCACTAACGTGTACCCTCGCGACAGGAATGTTCTGTACGGGCGCTGAGGCTAAGACAGTGCCTCCCTGTACTGGAATGATGGCGTTCGGGGCACCTCCCGTAGTGCCCGTACCTGCCTGCTCTGGCGTTGTGCCGTCCTCTCCTTCCACGTTCGTATTTGCGTCCAAATCTGTAGGAGAGTCCTGTTCCGCGTCAGGAGTTTCACCTTTCAGGGTGATATCGACCTTATTTCCATCTCTATCTGATACAGCAATAGAGTTAATGGGGAACTTCTTTCCCTCCGCATCCTTCATTCCAGTGTACTTTTTGGCCGATTCTGGCTTTACATAAGCCACCGTAACGTGCGGCTTGTACTCAGGGAAAGATGACGGCTCAAACTCTCCTTGCTCCTCAATTTCCTTATTCAGACGATGCAGTTCCGGCGACTCTACCGCCGCAACAATTGGCGATGCTCCATCCGAATACTCGGATGGAGGAAAGCTGGTAGTAGCTCCAATACTAGCCTCGAACGGAGGTTGCGATTCGATGAACTTCCGAAGTTCTGGCGTGAGGTTAGTTTTTAGCCCATAACGCAGGGTGACATGAGGCTCGTCAACATCCTTACCTTTTCCAGCGAGGTCGTCGGCAGGAATCTGATTTTGCATCGAGAGAATAGCTCCATGCGCGGGACTTCCCTCAGGAAGATTCGCTTGAGTTGATCCGAACTTGTACTTCGTCTCCTTTTCCTCCGCTTTATCTTTACCATCGGCGGCAGGACTCGCCTTCTCTCTATTCCGCAGGATGTTTGGGTCCTTGGGGTCGAAGGCTCCTGAGTTGCCGATAGCGGACTTGACTTGCTTAGGATCAAATACAGCCAACTCCGACTTATTAAACCGAACAGAATCGTACCCATTCTGTTTCGCATAGTCCACTACAGACAAGGCTCCGGTCTTTTCCTGTTCCCGCTTGTATTTCGCGTAGTCCGCTTTATTCTCAACATCGAAAGGGTTTACGGAGCGAGCATATACAGGAATAACGTGCGCTTTATTTTTCCCCACAGCGATGCCGGACTCGTCTGGTTCGAAGCCTCTAGCGCCGTAGGACGCTGCATAGCTCTTGTTTGGAGTGAGCCAAATTACCGATCCTTCTCGCTGACCATCTTCGGGAACTTTGAATTCATTTATGGTTTCTCGCGAAGGAGTGCCGTGATAAAGAACTTGTGGCTCTCCATCTTTATCCACAGCTTTGCTATCTCCAAACCACTTCTTGAACTCAGGAGTCTTTACCTGCTCTCGATTGAAGAGGGGTACTCCCTCTTTTCCAAGGCTTTCGCGCATCTCGGGAGTGATGGGAAGATACTGCACCACAGAACTAGCCTCGTTTAGCTCGTCCACCTTTGCAGCGGCTTCTTGGCGAGTGTTGAAAGGGCCAGCGACATCGCTGTCACCATCCTGCACCCAAAACTTTCCGCCCTTGCTATAGTAGTCGTGCTCGTCGTCATAGGTTGGAAGGGGAACCTTATCTACCTGCGCTCCAAACTTTTTCCCAAATTTATTTAAATACTCCGGGATGATCTTGTTATAAAAGCCGTGCATCCCTTCGCCGCCAACTTTGAGGTCTAGGCCGGAGATTTGACGCACACCAAAACGATCTGGTTCGGCGTTATTCAATTTTTCCGCCGCGTCCTTGCCGATCACGTCTGCAATCTTGCTCGTGTCAGGATAAGTTTCATCGTGAACCGTATAGTCATCATGGTTGTATGCGGTAAGACGGTTTTCATGCAGTTTGACGCGGCTAATTTTCTTACTAAGGTCGTAACGTTTTGCTTGTGCCTCACCCGGAGTCCACGACAAACCATCGTAACCGTTCTCTACGGCGTGTTTAACCATCCGTCGTAAGGCCATCTCGTGCCAAGTTTTCTTAAACGGAGCGTCTGGAACTTTTCCTTCTGAAGCGCTCGCAATTTCTTTTTCGATACGGTCATGCTCGCGTTCCGCCGCAACATGCTTGTCATGTAAGGCACGCATTTCAGGACTGTCAATTCGTTCAAAATTTGGATCATTCTTTAGCGCCGCCCGATACTGGCCTCCAGCCTCCTTCATCTTTCCGTAGGCTACGACTAGCTGTTTTGCAAGCTCTTTCAATCTCTCCTTTTCAGCATCGTCTTTGTACCCTTCGCTACGCCCTTGCTGATGCCAGTCTGATTGAACTTCTTCAAGATGCAAGAGTTTTTTATCAGCCTTTGCGTTCAATTCTGGGTTGCGATAACCCTTCGATTTAGAGTAAGCCGCAGCTTCTGCCTCGTCGATCAATCCTTTATGGAGAGCCGCGCCGGGAGCACCGGAGCCTAGATGCTTCGCATCTTTTGCTCCAACCGCCTGCATGATCCGACGTTCGACATCGGGAAGATCAATATCTGTCCGCGCAGGAATAGTACGGTCGTTATACCGAATGTGAGCAATAATGTTCGGCTCGTCCCAATGGGAGGAGTGGAAATAGGTGGGCGCGGGAGCCGCATCGTTTGCGGCAGTTAAGCGCGTGAGTTCTTGCTGTTCTTCCGGAGAGAGATTGCCGTAAGGGCGTCCATCATATTTTTCATCCATTTTCTCGCGGAATGACGTTAGGGCTTTGCTATGCGGAGACTCATTCAATACCGGGGCTGTCAACAACATCTCACGATAGTTCTCTCCGTTCGGTAGGACGTAAGACTCGTACTTCGTAGCACGCCTGTTTTCCGCATCGGCATAATCTTGCGCTTCTTCTTTACTATCCCCACCAAAGCGCACGCGACCGTTTTTGTCTACTACTTCAAACTCTCCTTCGTAATCCTCCGATGGGCGAACCTTTAACTCATCGCCCTTCGTCACCTCATTCAACTTGAGACTATTCTCCGCCAAATATTTCTTGACTTCATCTGGCGTAACCTTCATGTTTCCCTTCGAACCTAAGAAGTCATCCAACCCAGTCCACTGCATTTCCTCCGGCTTCACCCCACCAGAGATCAACATCTTTCGAACAGCGTCTGCGGGCTGCGAGCCTTTCATCTTCTCGTCGATCAGGCGCTCTGACTTGAGGTACCATGTAGGCTTTTCTTGTTCGCGGTTGAAGAGTGTGTCTTCTGGAGTTCCCGTTCCTCCGGGGATAGCGGCGGGTACTGCACTTCCCGGCTGAACAGCGTTTGTCGCGAGTTCTCCCGTTGCTGAGGGGTTAACTGTTGCCTGTCCGCTATTCTCCACAGCTTGCGCAGGAGTAGCCAAGCCTGCTTGCCCCCCTCCTGCCACACCCGATACTCCTCGTCCGCTCGCAGTTCCCAGTTGATCGTCATTTACTTTTCCTCCTTCGGACGGTAAGCTTTGCGCAGCGCTTCCTTGCCCCCGGTCTGCCACGCCTTGAAAAGTTCCTCCATCCGTTCCTCTGTTGGCAAGTCTATTGTGCTCGTCGATGATTCTGGCTTTTGTTTCTGCTGCGCTTCCTCTGACATGTTTTAGGCTCTCCAGTGCCTGTGCTCCGTGTTGGTTAGCAACTTCATTAAAGTAATTGTCTAGATAGTCCACCGCTTGATCGTCGGTCACTCCAAAACGTTCTGGTCGTCCGTCCATCAATTTTACGGCAGCTTCAGAAGCCATCTGTGGTGAATTGTACTCGTCGTACCCATTGTCGATGAGGTGGTCGTACATTCCTTGAGGTATGTTTCTATTGAGATGACTAAACACGCCCGGTTTCAAGTGCTCGTCATAGTTACCGCTGTCGGTCAACTTGCGTTGCCATGTGTGATTGAGTTCTTCACGCATCACATTTACAGCGTGCTGCACTCCTCGTCCAGTTTTGGACCCAACAGCAACCCCGCCCTTATCGGCAACCTTGTGGGCTTCCCCTAAAATTTTCTGTACCTCGGCCATATTAGGATCAGAGGCGAAGTTTGTGTCTTGCACAAAACCAAGAAGACGATCATCCGCAGGAAGGTTTAGACCGTTCGTAGCCAAATGATTTTCTTCTGGATACAACGCTCCCATGAAAGACTTCCAAGCGTCAGGACTCATCCATACAGAAGGAGCTTCACCTTTAGCTTGACGCACTTCGCCCATCGGACTGCGGTATAAAACATTCGCTCTAGCGCGAGTAGGAACATCTTTTGGCGCGATAGGAGTGAATGGATGCGAAGTGAGAGCGTGCTTTCCTGTCAGCAGCGCCATGATGCCCGTGACGCCCATCTCACCCTGAATCTTGTGCGCCTCCGCCATATCGCCTTCGTCTACGGCCTTGCGGTATTCCTTGCTCTGCTGGTAGAGGCCATGCAGCATATCGAGCGTAAAGCCACCGGAAACGAGACGAGATAAAACTTGAGCCGATGCAGGATTTATCACTCCAGCCGTCAATGCCGCCGCCGCAGCCGTGCCAGCCATCGTCGCCATGCTTTTCCCACTAGTAAGCCCGCCTACGCCACGGAGGGCACCTTCCATCCTCTCCTTGTCTGATTGTCCTAGCATGGCAGGAATCAACTTTGAAACAGCATCCGTCGCATACTCTGGCGCAACCAATTGATCCTTGTGCTGTGCATATGTTGGTGAGTTTACCGTCTCAGAAGGACGCATATGCAGAGCATCTGCAACCTTTGGCATCGTCTGTTCGAGCGAGTGACCAATTGCAGTATTGGCTACAGCGTTGCGAATCTGTTCCAGCTTTGTGGGACTGTAGGACGAAAGCACGTATCCGGCAGGCGGTACGACCGGCTTTAACTTAGACGCCGCATCTTTCAATTCCTTGACACTATTAGGCGCAGCAGTTGCCTTCGGCGACTTCGCATTCAAAGATGCGGGAGGCGCTGTCGGGTTACCATCGTCGTCAAGATATTGCTTTTCAGCCATCTACTTTGCCACCCAACCATGACCATCCCACACGCCTATTTTACCATTACTAAAACGTTTTTCTTGACCAACCTTACGCGTTGAATCTGCACTAGGAGGCGCTGTATACGCGCTACCTCCGCCCATAAGGGGGTCTTGAGGTACTACGCCGAGACCAGCTACGGAGTAATCCGGTAGTCCGGGAGCGGCAGGAGATCCACTCATGCTCGGAGGTTTCACCACTCCTAGTAACAGTGCCATGCGGTTAGGATCAAGCTTCTCCTTTACTCCCGGCATAGAAGCTATTTGCTGAAGTGCTGGATGATACGCCTCTCGGAGTTTATATAGATCATGCATTTGACTCGGAGTGATTGTTCCTTTCTTAGCCAAGCCCATCAAGTAACCGTCCTGCCAAGTGTAGTCGTCAATGAGCTTTCCCATTTGCTCGATATTGAGAGCAGCAACACCTTTTCCTGAGCGCTGGAGCTTCAGTAGTCCTTCAGCCCCACCGTAATCGTAATCACCTGCACTGGGAACCTGCTGCGCCTCTCCAATCTTCTTTTCAGGATACTTCAGGAATTGCTTGATCGCTGGATTGCGAGAGAACTGGTCAACATGAAGCAACTCGTGCGCTATGGTTCCTTTATCCACCTGCGCGGGATCAAGAACATTAATTCGCGTTGGGCGGTCAGGATAGACGTTCGCAATCGCCCCTTTCTCAGTTGCGAGAGGTTGCTTAACCGACACACGAACGTTCTTCATGGGAATAGCTTCCCGTTCGAAAGCGGGTACATCCTGTAGCCATTGGTCATTGGTTTTAGAGCGATTGTTCGCTGCCGATTCTGCTGCGGTAGGAGAAGTATCGAGTTGATATCCCGGTGGAGGTGTTGGTTTCGTGTCTGGCATTACGCCACCTGCTGTCCGGTCTCAACATCAAACCACTCTTGGCCCGAATGCGACCCGATCCTGTGCTGGGTCTGAGGGTTAACAGCATAGTGGGTATACGCTACTTGCCCATTGGCCGCAGGATTCAACTGCTTTGCCTTTTCCATAAGTTCGCGCGGCTTAGCAACTGAAGACTGGGGATCGGGAGTGCCGTCGTCTTTCTTGTCGGGGTCTTTGTAATCGGGATTAGACAACTCGCGCAGAGGCAAATCCATGATCTGCATTCCCGGAACAGACGAAAGCCCCTTACGCACCTTGGTGAGAGGAGCGTGACCAAAAGCTTGACTGACCTTTTTGTCAGCCGAGGCAACACCATTTGGCGTATGCAGCAGGCGCTGGATGCGGTGAAACGACCCACCCGGCTTTCCTTCCGATGTAAGGTACATGGAGGGGCTGACTTTATCAACAATCCCTTCACCCTGAGCCTTAACGGTCTTGTCCTGTAGCGTCCCCAGAGTCTTGCGCACTTCGTTGTCCATACCTATAAGAACGCCACGCTTGGTTTGAAGCTTTGCGGTCGTACCCAAAGGCAGGTTTGCCGCCTTATCCATTTCGGGATAAGTTACGTTGCGAATATGCTCAGCAATCGCCTTGTCCACTTCAAAAAGTGGATTTTCCTTTAAGAAATTTTGCTTCTCTCCCGGAGTCATGCTGTAGTAGTCTTCAAGCTCCCGATTGATACGCATACGCTCCGTAGCAAGCTCTCCATATGTCCACGGATGCTGTTCAAACGTCAATGCACGATCTTTGACCATCTGCATATACTTTTTCGCCGCCGTCACACTTGGGTCGCTACCGGCCAAAGAAGCACGCTTTACGATGCCGGGGTCTTTCGTCGCAAATCTCTTAATTAAATTAGATATGTCTGTAGGATTAGGTGCTACATCCCTCAAAGGTATCGTGTGGTTGCCGACCGTTACAGGGGCACTCAAAGCTGCATCAGCCCTAGCTCCAATATCTTTCTTGGTCTCACCTATCAGGTTCACCAAGTCTTTTACGGTTGTAGACTTACCACCCGGCATCTTCTCTTGTGCTATGAGATCGTTGATAACAGTCTTCAGTCTTCCTTCACCCATGCCATCGCCGTAGCCAATTCCACCAGCGTGGTACAGCTTCGCCAATGATCGCTCCAGCGTCGGGCGCATCCAGGTGCCGAGTAGTTGACCAGTCGCTTCACCCGCAGCCTGTCCTCCGGCTTGTTTCGCTGCCGTGAGAGTGCGTGCTCCTATTGTTTTGGTTGCCGGATCTTCGAACTGGTCGTACCCTGTTTTATGTTGGATAAATTGCCTAGCGGCGTCTCCCATTCCACCACCAGCACCTGATCCAGCAATAGCGCCGGGGACGCCGCCACCGAACACATCCGCAGCTTCTCCAATTGCACCACCGACGACTCCACCAGCGACTCCTCCTACGGTGGGAAGCTGGTTAGCGACCCAATCCGTAAGGGCATACGCCTTTTGCTTCATCCAAGGTATAGAGCCTGACTTCAATGGCGCTGAAACGTTAATAGGCAACTTGCTGTCGAATAATCCGACGCGCCAAGCGAACTCCGCTTGATCCTTTGCGGGCAGAGACGAAAAATACCTATCTTTATCCTCGTGAGACAGCTTATTCCAATCCTCGCGCAGTTCCTTATCGTCAGGAACATTAGCACCTGTCGATGGCGTATTTATCTTGGACGTATTGGAGTCTTGCGGTGGCATAGTTTATTTCTTTATTGGAGGCAGTTTGTGCTTTGCTATGAAATCATCAAGACCCATCCCGCCAGAATTAGAATTCAAGTCAAAAGACCCCTTCTGTGTCGCAACATCAATTTCCGAACGAAGTCTCTTTAGCTTATCAACCCCTGCCGCAGAATTTGGAGTCAACAGTGGACTAGGAAGTTCGTTCATGAGCCTCTTTGCGGTGGCTTCTGTCATCCTTCCACCTCTAGTCAATTGTCCTAAACCGCTGATCGTTCCGATAAGCTGAAGGTACGTGGAAACGAAGTTGTTCTCTTCAGGGGTCAAGCCAAACTGAACCGCCATCGCTTTTGATATGATTCCAGAGTTGTCCTGAGCAGCATGGAGTGCGTTCGCAATCTTTACCCTTGATTCCTTACTATCCAAAACCTTCATCGAAGGGTCTGTAATAGCCTTGTCAAGGTAGGTAGCAGACTCCTTCAGGAGAAGTTTTTCCTTGGGCGAAAATAAACCCTGTCCCTGCCATCCGTATTTCTGAGCAAGGTCTCTGGCTGCGCCGCTATCCTTTTGCCCAATCTTAGTGACATCCGCGCCATCCATGATGCTGTTAGCAAGCTGAACTAGATTCCTATTGAGCCCATACTTTTGAATATCTGCATCAGGTATATGACCATTACCATCAACCTGAAACTGACCCGATGGCGATGCAACGGGAGGCGCATCCTTTGGCGAGACAGGAATTTGTGATCTCAGTTGCGCAGGTGTCGCCCCAACCTTGGTGCGAGTAGGTGGGGTTACACCGGATGTTGTAGGCTTCGCAACCGAGTGTGGCGGGGCGGAAGAAGCTACGGGTGCCTTGTTTGGCGATCCACTGGCCGCTGGCGTGCCCCAGGTAGATGTTGTGGCATTTCCCCCTGCTACTGGGGGTATTGCCGCAGGAGTGGAGCCTCCGGGAAGATCTTCCCCGTTATAAGCCTGTGGAAGCTCTTGTATTCCAGAGAAATTGAAATCTTGCGGCGTTGTACTCGTCGGATTGGTGGTGCTCGACGAACTTGTAGTTACGCCATACGCATCGGTCGCAGAACCCGAACGCGTGGTGCCCTGCAGTCCACGCGGAGGCGTAACCTTTTGGTACCCTATTACCCTATTTGGGTTGAAGGGATCGAGCCAAGGCATAATCCAGCCATGCTCTTTTGTGTTTACAAGGTTGCCACGCACAGCCTTACTATTTGGCTTGTATTCTTTAGGCATCGGGCGAGTAATGACGGAACCATCCGGGCCACTACCGTTTTGGAGGAAAGTCTTTCCACCATCAGGACTCCATGGCTGTCCAGCGGCTCCGGGAAGCGGTTTAAAGGCAACATTCTTCAGACCAAGCATCTGCTGTTTCAACTCGTTCTTCGACTCTTCTGAAAGTCCAAGCTTGTCAGCCAACACCATCGTGTGGTCTATCTTAGCGTCTAGCTCTGCATTCGCGATGCGAGAATTCATCGCCGCCTGCTGTTCTGGCGACTGCATACCCGCCGTCATCGGGGTTACTTGATCCTGTGCCTTTTGCATGGACGCGGCCTGTTGCTTTAGCTTTTGCGCTTGTCCCCAAGATGGCGCGGGTGCCTTCGTAACACTTACCGATGGGCCAGCCGGAAGATTTAGAGACGATACTCCCATTCCCGGAACGGTAGTCGCGGCAACAGGATGCTGGTCGATTGCGTCATCTAGAGGAATCGCTGGATTCGTAATAGGCGCGGCAGGAGCACTGAGCGCTATCGCTGGCGTCTCCGAAGTAGTTGAGGAAGGGGACTTGTCCTTCGGCCCCGTGATGCCATGCATCTTCTCAAGAAGAAAATGCCAGTCTTTCTGAAGCGCTGAAGGGTCTTTATCTGGATGGTAAAGCTGTCCTAAACCCTGCTGCGCTTGGGTTAGCTGTTGATAGGCGGCTTCGTACTCAGGAGTCTTTTCCCCATTCGGCCCAAGGAGAGTAGGAAGCTTGGTTAGGATACCATTGCGAGTGCTAATAAGATCAGAAGCTTTCTGCTGACGCTCCTCGTCCGACAGCATTTCTTTGCGGTCACGGCTGTGCTGGGCGGCACCTTGCCCTATAGCCCACCCTTGACTCCATGCTGACGCGTTTGCCATTCACTATCCCTTCGACGCTACACGCTTGCGTGTTTCTTTCTTCTTTGCGGAATACTTCTTTGCTTGGGCTTTCGTCAGAACGACTTCTCCCTTTAGCACCTTAGCCACGCCACTCTTCTTAACTTTTCCACCCTTATGGTAAGACGAAGGGCTGGCAGGCTTCGTGAATATCCCAGAACTCTCTCCGGGCTTCTTGTTCTTCAGTGCAGCACCTTTACCTGCGCCGAAACCACCACTAAACGCATCAGCATTTGCCATTATCGTTCTCCTAACTACATTTTACCGAGCGCAAAACCTTCTGCGCCTCCGATAGCGCTAGTAATTCCGAGTCCGGCTATGGAATTCGACCAGTTCTCCATTTGTTGCTGGGACATATCCGCCTGCTGCTTGTATCCACCTAACGCTGTAGTCAGCAGTCCACTACCAGAACTAAGCAGGGTGTTCGCTGCACCGCCTGTAAGGCTTCCTGTAAGATTCGTGATATCCGAATGCAGCTTATCGCTGGACGCTGCGTTAGTCGCCGCTGTACCACCTGAACGATTTCCCATCGTCGCGTTCGTCTTCTGCGTCTGCTGATTAGACACCTTGGCGGCACTTATCTCAGGAGCTAGGGTCTGAGCAACTTTGCTTGAATCGCCTGATAGCAAACTATTAAAGAAGTTCGATCCGGCGCTTAGATTCTTCTGCCCTTGATCCGACGCGACCCCAGCAATCTGACCTGTCTGTCCCATCGTATTAGATAAGGTCGAATTTGCGCCACCGAACAGGCTAGACCAGAAGCCAGACATAGATTCTCCTATGCCTTCTCCCGGAAGGGCATGTGCATTTGTGAGTATGATACGCCGTTATCACCCTGTTAGCAATAGGAAACTAGGCGTCAGTAGCCTCTTTTGTAAGGCGGTCAAGCTGCCCTATGGTCATCTTCTCAAGGTAGCTTCCTCGCTCTAATGGATGCCCTTGCTGCCTTGCGCGTTCGAGTATAGCGATAATCTGACCGCGAGTGTATAGTCCTTTTGGGTCGCTCGGCAGTAGCATGTCGTCTTCCATGTAGCACTCCTTACGTCGCTTGTATTTGGGCCGTCAGGACGCCTCCAATATAGGTCATCGACCCCTGTGTGCCTCCGACCGTCAAAGCCGCCGTAGTGATTGTTGCGCTAATGCCCGGTGTTGCCGAGATAGAGAAAGTACCAGTTCCAGAATTGTAGCCCGTCAGATACTCTCCCGCCACGGGAGCAATGGTTGCGGGAACTGTTGGCAACGCTGTCCACACTCCTGCCGCGCCGTCCACGTACTTGCCAGCGGCAGGAGTTCCCGTACCTATCTGTGCTGTGGTCGCGACACCGCTAATACCAGTAAATGCCGGTTGCGCAGAACTAAACATTCCTGTCGCGGCATTGTAGGCGGTCAAGAATTGGTGGGCAATTGCGTTGAAAGTGACTGGGACAATGGGTATTGTACCGCTCCAAAACTGTGTACCGTCGAAGAATAAAGTGAGGAAATAACCTTGAAGCAGTGTCTGACTAGCGTTACCGTCAATTGTGTTCTGCTGTGGAGTTAGGGTCACAACTCCTGCGCCTTGATTGGTTATGAACGCATACCACGGAGTCGTAACCGAGTTGTTTAGCGTAACCGCGACAGGAGAAGCATCAGCCATGATAATCAGAGCGCCGTTATCGCTCTGCTGAGTTAGATAGACTACGTTTCCCGACTGATTGTTAACTGGGCCACCAGCCACGGTATTATTGATCGTCGTAATATTCTCTGTGACAGTAGAAGTTCCAGATGTAGTTGTGGTTCCTGTCGTGCTAGTCTTCAACGCGTCGATCTGTGACTTCAATGCCGGAATAGCTCCCTGAAGGTCCGTAATAGCGTTCATCTGCGTGCGAATTACCGTCTGGTGCTCAGGCGGCAACTTCGCTATCTGCGACTCGAACGCGACTCTAAAGCTTACAGGGTTTGTGCTCACTTCTGTTTAGCCTTCCACGCTTCGCAATTTGGGCACAATCCTGTTGGACTAGGGCTATGCATGATCGTCCCGCATCGGGTACACCTACGCGCTGTTATCGTTCCTTTGCCACCGGGATTATTGATATCTGCCATAGTCTATACCTCCGCCGCAGGCGAAGAATTTCCTCCGAAGGGTTTCAGTAATCGGTACGGCGAAGATTCGCCCCAGCTGCGTATTTTAAGCTGAACATCTGGTAACCAAAGCGCGAAGGGGGCAGACGAAGTGAACGTAAGCCCTATTAATTTCCACTTATTGAAGGTTGGAATAATCTTCAACTTCGTCTGCGCACCACTGGAACTAGGAATCGTTATCGTCACTGGAGCAATGCTTCCGTTACCCGTATCGGTAGTGAACGTCAACGTTATAGTGGTTGTGGATAGGTAAGCAATGTTCAATTCGCGGAGATGTTGCCATCCAACACCATCCAAGCTGGTGACTTCCGTCGTCCAGTTCTCTTGAGACTCAGGATACGGCTGGAATATCGGGGATTCGTCAAATACCCTCCACGGAATCCCATCGGCACTAATCCTTCTCAGATTGTGGCAGACAAACGGAACGCAAGAAAAAACTTTTCTCGTCTGCCTGTTGAATGCTACGCCTCCGAGGGGAATCTCAACGAGATCATGGATAGATTGGTCATCTCCAGACTGAAGCTGGAATATTTTCCCAGCATTGAATGAGTCAGCTTCAATCGAGTATCCCTGAATAAACTTAGCTCCAGAAGTTCCAGCATCCGTCCAGTCACTCGCGCGGTCGTAAATATTCTCGGGCTTGCCAATGATCGACGGCTGAAATGTGTAGAGGATGGTTCCTGCGGATATCGGCCAACTGAAAGCCGCTTCGAAATCTCTTGCGTAAACGCCATCGCCACCATTGAAATCCAGTACGCTCTCCGTGCGCCCTTGGATGTTGGTGCTGGACACGACAATATCCGCGTCCACTACGAGGTTCGTGTAGAGGGCCGTGTAAGGCTTGACCTGCAGACTAGTTCCAACGAGTGCCATTATGGAGTCCCCGTCTCGATATACAAATCTCCAACCTGCTTCGTCGCTCTGGTATCACCAAAGTCCATCGCAGGCGTGAGGAGCACCGCCGTAGCTGTCTCCGTTCCAGCGCTGCTCAGTAATCGTACCGTGCCATCATTGCATCCCACAAGCGCCCCTTGTGTGCTCTGCCCTTCGTCCGAGCCATGAATTGTCGCGGCAGGAGTGTACAAATCCCAAACCCAACCCTTGGCTTGATAGTCGTACACCAACGTATGAGGTGCGCCATCCGTTCCTTGGTAGTCGAAGTAGAGGTAATCCTTGTCACCCGAGAAACGCTGTAGCTCGGGAAGAGAATCGTCTGGAGGGTAAATTGTGTACCCCGCAATCGTAACTGCTTGAGGAGCGGAAGATCCAGTTCCCGGCGACTCATGGGGAAATAAAGGGTAGATGTCTTGATCGCTGATGGATTCAGATGAAGCTCCATGATTGGATACGTGGATACCATCATCTACTCTGAAGAAGATCAATCCTCCACCTGATACCCACACACAACGAGGCATGTAAAGCCCTCTCGTGATCTGGGACTCCTGCAGAGACCAAGTTGACCCTGTAGTTCCTGTGGCTGTGGCCGTAGCGTTAAAGAAGTTCGGGAGGATCAACCAAGCTCGACGGATGGAGAATAGGACACCCAACCCGCCAGCAATCGCACCGTTAATAAGTGGCTCCCCTGGATCTGTTACGTCCTGCTGGTTGGTGTCGGGAGCGGCATCAAGGTTGTTACCCTCGCACCAGTAAAGCGTTCCCGGACGTAGGGGGTCTCCCACCGCATACACAAAGTTGATATTATCTGTCGGCCCCCACATATATGGAAGTGGTTGCGCAGCTAGGATAGGCTCGGGAATCTCGTAATACAGATTCGTTCCGTCTGGAACCCCCGGAATCGTAACGGAAGTAGTTGAAGTAGGTCTTGCAATAAAGGTGTAAGCCAGTGATGTTGGAGAACCAATTAGAATCTCGGTTCCAGCAAGCCAACGGATATTGAATCCCGTTGCACTTCCGCCTATCGACCCTCCAGACACCCAAGTGATAACTCCACCAGATACACTACACACTCCCTTTTGAGGAAGGTCAATAGAAGGAAATGGCTCAAAATTATCAAAGCTCAATAACTGATCGCCCAACTCTATATCGGTTAGCGAATCGGTGATAGGAGTGTTAGTGCCACCGCCACCGAGATCATCATTAGGGCCTGTGGCAACATACGTAAAGTTGGATGTCACCGAGTCGAGACGATAGTAGTCCACTACATCAATTTGAGGATCAGGCGACCATAGTGATGTTACCGTGTTAGCCGAAACAGGCAATGTTATTGCGGCAGACTCGGGCGACGGGTTGGATTGTGCTCCTGTGGCAGAAGAACGATAAACATAGCGGTACTGCACCTGCTGGCGCTGATTAGCCGCTCCCGGAGGGATAATTCCCGGAGGGTCGCCCGGAGCAGGAGAAGCCATAAGCAGAAGAATGCGTCCTAAACGGTACCAATAGTCATAATCTATTTCGATACCGTACACCCCTGCGGCAGCGAAGGAAACCACTACCGTTGTCTGCGCGTAATTGTGATCGTTTCCGCTTGTGTACTGCTGACGAGGAAGAAGTGGGTATCCATTTACAACGGTGATAGTCTGTCCAAACTCGGAAATTTGAACGCCACTACCTTCTCCGCTCCCTGACGGCGTTGCGGAGATCAGTGTCGCTCCCTCAATTCCCCACATGCAATCATCATGATTGGTAAGTACGAAGGTGTAGTTTCCTGCCGCAGGAATATACAGTTGCCCGTATAGGCAAAAGTTGAAGTTGGATGTTTGCGTCGGAGATATCGCGATAGTACCGCTCACCGACTCGTTTGGATTTAACTGCGACCACACCATCGGTGTAGTTCCCGTTCCCATGCCGGGTAGTCCGGGAATTCCAGCAGTAAACGTTGCATCGAAAATGAATGAATTACCCGAGTAACTTCCTATCGCATTGCTGATGCTACGTGCAGTTCCGCCACCGGGGTCGTCAGGATTGCACCAGATGTACGAAGCTGTAGGCCCAGAAGTAGGAGAATCTTGCCAGTAATTAAGCGTCAAATTGCCAATTATTCCCATATTGGGAGCAAGCGCATCCGTCGTTACTGTAATAGTGATAGCAAATGATCCCGAGTTAGCCGAATATGTGTTTCCAGTGGAGTTTATGCCAATCTGGAAATCCACCGCTCCGGTAGGAACCTGTATCGTTCCTGATGCCGCCCCAACATCTACCACCGCAGGAATGAACAACGGAGGTACACCCGCAGGAATCACATTTCCTGACCCGTCAGTGAAAGCGCCCACGACTACTGTGGCCGTAGGAGGTGGAGTTGTTCCTGTACCTGCCTCCATAACGTAGTGACCGGGATTGTTTGACGAAGCCGTAGAAGGGCCAAGAGACGTAGGAACCTTTGTCCCACCGTTGATTGTAGCCGATCCTGTCAGCGAAGTAATCGTAACCGTCGTAGCATTCAAAACGTTGACGATAAAAGGTGCCGTTCCATCTGGAGTGGGAGAAGGGAAACCGTTCGACTCTCCGTAGTTATAATCCGGGTTATCTCCACCGAAGTTTGTCCACGGAATAGTGGTTGCCAACAGGACTCCAGTCGTTACCTTGCTGGTGTTCTCAGTGGATACAACTGGAGCAAGCTGAGGTTCCTTTACACCCATCTTCCAGCACGTTCCTGTGGGAGTGCTAGCAACTTTTAGCATTCCATTCGAAACAAAATCTACCGAAGCTCCGCTAATCAAATACTCAGTGTGCAGTGTTACAGAACCTTGGGCGGCACTATCCGCAATGTAGCCAAATGGCCGCACAGAAGCATTGGGGCGAAAAGGAATAATGGATACCGGATTACCGCTCAATCCATCTGCAACATTCACCACTCCAACCGTGGAGTTCCATACGGAAATACGCGTTCCCGCCCCATTGATTATGGAGTATCCAGAACTTGGACCTGCGGGCGTAGAATCATTAATGCGTCGTAAGCTGTGGACCGCTGCGGCGAGGGTATAGAGGGCACCTGTGAGTAGATTTCTTCCTTTTACTGCGCCCTTAATTATCCTTCTGATATTCTGGGCGTAGGGGTACTTGTTTGGTGGCATTAAATCTGGAGGATGAACCAGATCCAATCCTCCAAAATCGAGCCTCGCGCCCGCTTTATCGCGTTCAAAGTTAGCCATTGTCTACACCGCTCTTATCCTTGGCATTGTACCGCGCCTGTGCGCGATCTTGCGATCCCCCGCGCTGTAGAAGCACATCGGCGAAGGAGCCCGTAGATTTTAGTCTCGAATTCTCCGCGCTACAGAACTTGATGGCACGAGCCTCTAACTCAAGAGCCTGCTTCCATTCCGCTCCGCCCATCTTAAATGAGGCGAACGCGCCCTGCGCTAAGTCGAGAACTGTATCCCACGAATCTCGGCTGACCTGAAGGAAAGTATTCGTAGCATCTAGCAGTGGGGCATTGCCTAGACAAGTGATGCCGATAGATGATCCAACTGGAGCCGCGAATGTATCTATTCCTGCGGTCACGATCACCGGCCCAAAGGAACTTGGGTTTTGATCCCAACCTACCGAATATCTGTCGGTTTCTTCAAGAGAGTCCACGCTACACGCTACACCATTTACATTGCCAAGCATGATCCACGGCGTCTTGATAAGTAGATTCAATCCGTCTTGGTAGCGCTTCATCGCGTAGGCGGCTCTCTCTCTATCAGTTGCCTCTGACTCCCGGCCTAGAAGATCGGCCAAGGCTCCCCATTCCAACACCCAAGCGAAGTCATTTGGAATTCCCAACAACGTCGCGGCAGGAGGAGCGAACGGCGTTCCAGATTGCGAAGTTATCGCCTCATACACCCCCGGCTGCGTGGGAGGGATGTCAACGTCGAAGGATAGCGGTGGCTCCGAAGAAAGCTGAAACGTCTGGGGGGTTCCTGACGGAAGCTGGTAAAGAGGGGACTCGTACCACTCCAAAGCTACCGTATCGTCTCGGTAGAGCGTCGTAGGAGCGAAGAACTGTATTACTCCTGACACCGCACCCGTGTTTGGAATGGTGAGGCTTACAGTAGACCCAACGACGCTGGCTACCGTAGCCCAAGGTGCTATTCCGGTACCTGAAACCAGCAGTCCTTTCGCAACATTAGTCGCGGAGGAAACCGTGATTGAGTTAGACCCTATTGATCCTGTCGCGGTAGGGGAAGTCTGGAGAGCCAAGTAGCGCACTCTCGGAACATCTAGAATTGTATCCTGAAGAAACGTCCTGCGCGTATTCGGCGTCAAGGGGATGTTTTGAACTAGAATATCATTGCACGCAGAAATTTGGAGCATCTCATTCCTGCGCGTCTGTAAGGCAGTTACGAGGTCGGATAAGGCGAACTGAGTAGTTCCCGTCCAAGTTCCTCCGCCTGTGGGATTCTCAAGCAAATAATACTGTAAAAGCGTGTAGCTCTCTGCGTCGGTTGCCGTTCTCAGGCGTGGAGATACTGTAAGTGATCCCAAAGAATTCCATAAATTAGGTGATACAAACTGGAAATCCTGCTTCCATGTATTACAAAGGCAATTCTGCATCTGCAGCGCCCTAAAGATGTACAACTGTAACTCGGCGCTAGTCCAGAAGACCATGGACGGGTCTGCAAGGCGAGCAGCTAGCTGTGCGATACCAGCGGTGAGAGTTAACCATGAGTATGACCCGTTCGGCATGTACCCATCTTACCCTCTCTTGAGCATCAACTTTTTCTTCGCTCCGCTCTTTTTCTTGCCGCCCTTCCTAGAACTTCCAGAAAGAAATTCATTGGCGATGCGCAGTGCTGATGGCTTATCCCCAGCAATCATTCGCTTACTGGAATACTCTCCATTCTTGCCTTCGCCGCTGATGTTGACGATAAATCCATTGTCCACTTCATCAATGCTTGTGCTAATATGCTTACGGCTGCCAACGGGAGACCCCATCGACGCCTGCCCTTTATCACTTCTCTTCCTCTTTGCCATCATTCCTCCTAGGCCTTGCCCGAAATGCGCTTGCGCGTGGACTTCTTACCCTTGGAATCCTTCAACCCGCTTACGCCGATGGACGGATACTTGGCGTGAACCTTCCTACGGACTTTTTCCTTTTCCGCAGGCGTTCCGTGCGCAGAAATTCGACTCAGGGCAGCTCTGGCATGTGCTTTATCCTCAACAGGATATCGACCTTTACCGAGCGCAAAATCCTTCGCTGGAAGTTTTCGGCGTTGTCGTGCAGTCAGCTTCGCCATGACAGACTCCTAGCACTTCACCATGACCTTCTTCGCAGAACGCTTTCCGCCACGTCCCTTATGCTCCATGATATGTTTGCTTGCTGGACTGTGGGTAATCTTCTTGGTACGGGCGCTCATAACGATCTTGGTCTTCTTTGTCTTAGCCACGATGATTCTCCTATTTTATTTCGAGATGTTTACTACTTTTGTACCCACATTACAGAAGCTTTTTAGCAACGTGCTTCTTGTGCGACTTTTTGCCGTGCTTCTTCTTTTTCTTTGTGGGCTTCCCAGTTGCAGAAACCTTCTTCCGCGTCTTCCCGCCAATCTTCATATCGCCGCCATCATGTTCACCAGTCATCATCTGCTCTTTTTCGAATGCCATAGCCATCTCCTTAAAGAAAAATGGCCCGAACCGAAGTCCGAGCCGCTGTCGCATCCGAAAAGTGTCCGGGGGCGCGATTCTCTATTCTATGTGTACCATAATGGAAATCGCTTGTCACTACAAATATTTAAGGTTGACACGCTAGGTCAAAAGGCGCAGTATTAGGCATCGGATAATTATGGCTCGGGAGGGCTAATGGTGAACAAGGTGAGAGAAGCAGTAGCAGACAGAGAGGATGAGTAGATGGAAAGCACGTGGATTGATGTAGATCAAAAACAGCCTCCCGAAGATGGATCCCCAATTCTTGTTTGCGGCGGAGATTGGAACGAACCGTGGAAACTTCATTTGGCACCGATGACGGTTCGCTTTGGGAGTTATCATCCAAACGCTAAAGGCAAGCAGTGTTTCCGAACTCCCGCTGGGGTGAAAGCTTATTTCACGCATTGGATGCCGCTACCCGATCCACCGAAGCCCTAACCGCACCACAACAGAGGAGGAGTGAGATGGCAGAGTGGACACAGGAAGAGAGACTTTCGGCACTGAATTATTTTGAGGCGAGATATGCCGTTTTGCGCGGGCAGGAAAGAAGTTCGCGCGCTCCTGCCGAGTTGCTTTACCATTCCATTGCAATCGACCTCCAGTGCTCCGTGATAGCACTCAGAGGGGCTTTGCAGAGAAGACTCATGCAGCCCAATCAGTGCATGTGTTTTATTTCTGACGGAAAGTGCAACCACTGTCAGGATGTGGATTTGCTCGCCAAGACGGCTCCACCCCAGTAGCTACTTAGGAGATAGAGATGAAGGTTCAATTCACTATGAGCGTAGGAGTTTCCGCTTCCAGGCGATCTGAAGTCGTAGATTTGGAAGGTGACATGACCGATGCTGAGATCGAGGAAGCCTATATCGAATGGCGCAACAACTATCTGGACGGAACGTGGACGAAGCTGCAACCCCATCCGCCGTGTGCGGATAGATTGGATGAGAGATGAGCGAGTTCAAGCTATTGTGGCGCTGCTTTTGGTGGGGATTTTTCCACCCTTTTCACACGGAAGAAGAGGGTCGAAAACATGCCGAGATGGTAGCGGCCACGCATGAGAAGCCACGAATCGGTCCGGGGAAGGAGGCATCACTGTGACCACCAAGAAACTGAGCCAGATTAGCGATGAGGAAGCCGTAAAGCGAGTGCATCCTGGTGCATATATGACCCCGCACGGCTATGTTATCGTGTGGGATCCGAAGGTAGCTGGCGTTGCACAAAAAGAGCTGCTATACGCGTGGGGATGGAATGAGACACGCCAGCATCCCACCGTGCAGGCATGGGAGCGCTCCAAAGCCGCAGAGGACCATTCCGTGGGCGTGCACGATATGGTGGCGTCCGGCGCAGATGTAGCGGGGCCTTGCATAAAATGCGGCAGCATAGCCGATGGTGCTTGCGAGAACTGCGACTCCCCCCTTTGCATGGCCTGTGACAGCCTTGAATACGAAGACGTGATGACGTGCAAAGACGCCGATGGTTGCCAATCGCGGGTTCCGTCTACGAGTAATCCACCCGAGTCTACGGCTGTAGGTGCTAGTGATGGCCATACGTGCGACTGGGAAGTCACGCTGATCTGCAAGAAGCCAGAAGGTCACGATGGACCGCATACCAGCCCTAGCTCGGGTCTTGAATGGTTTGAGAAAGATGGCAAGCGATTATATCCTCAGTTGTCAGTCGCTGGTGATGGCGGGGTGGGAGGGTTCGAGGAGTGGTGGGCTAAGAATGAGGTCGCTTGCAGTTCGTTCCATGACGACCTGAGGATTATCGCGCTTCTCTCATGGAATGGGTCTGAGTCCCAGTCTTCCGCCCTGGTTCGCGAACTCACTGCAGAGCGCAACGCTAAAGGCCAGCGCGTAGAGGAGTTGCTGGCGGAAGTCCGCAGGCTAACCGAGGAGGAGGTGAAGTAGATGGAATATCGTGGAGAGGGCTGCTTTTGTCCGTCGTATTGGTCAGAAGCGCGGAGAAGGTCATCAGAACGCCGCCTCTTTGAACTGTACGCCATATTTCCTAGGCTCAGGCCGACCATATTAGATCCAGAAAACCCCCCCCCATCACCAACGAGAGAGGAGAGTAGCAATGAGTAGTGCGTCCCGACAAAACAAGATTATGAAGCGACCGGACCACAGAGACTTCACCGATCCCAACCAATCGAGGGATGTAGATGTGCGTGAAGGATACTTTGACACGCTACCGCCAGTAGACGAAGGCCAATATGCCCGTTTGGCCACTCTTCTTGATTGCATCAACGACCCTGTTGCCATGCAGAACGCCGTGGCGAAGTTGCTGAGCGATGGTGCGCGGTTGAGTGAGCGCAGTGAGGAAGCGCTCGAGCTTCTTCAGTTATCTTGCCCATCTACGGACGGAACCGCCGACAATAGCTTTATAAAAGACTGGTACAAGCGGCGTGATGCCTTCCTCACTGCTGGTGAAGGGAAAGAGGGATAGGATGAGCCTGTTTCAATGCGACAAGTGCGGATGCTGCGAGAACACCTCCCTGACCAACACAGGGCATTATGAACTCAGCATTCTGTTCCGCAAAGAGGCCGTCATGCTATCCGATTGTCGGACCAGGCTGGGGCTTCCCGCCGACGCGGAATTGGGGCGATACTGCTCCGCTTGCACACCCCTGTGGTTCACGCCCGAAGGAGACTTTGGATTTGGTATAAATCCAAACCCGGAGCCCGGAAAGGGGCTTTGGCACGGCAAGTTTCCGCAGAAGTTCTACCCGCTCGGCAGCATGGTCACAGACCGAGATGGCAACCTTAAACCTAAACCTCAGCCCTAACCCCAAAGGAGCCCCACCATGTACTCATTCATCTGCTGCATCTTCGATTTATGCTGCGACCGCTGCTGCGATTACACCTGCCACCATGATTGCATCCCCAACGGCGGCGACGGCCTGCAAGGGTCGCGCGGGAAGGGGATTTAGCGCGTTGCTGTGGCGGACACATCAAGCCGCCGTACCTGAACCCTAACGCGACACCAACCTAAGGAGTAATCCCCTTGAAACTTGCCATTTTATCGTTGCTGATTTACACCACGTCTTTATCGGCAACCCCACACGCTCACCACAAGAAGCCGAGAGTGATCGGAACGCGATGGGGATTTGGAATGATGGAGACTGACACTCAGGCACACCTCACTCTTTTGGATTGGGGGAAGTTTCGGTTCGACGGCATTGGTAACTCGTTTGGGGCACCAAAGGGTATGGGCCAATACTGCCCTACTGGATTCGTCGTTGAAGGCAATCTTTGCACGCTACGCATCACATTCACCGACACCGGCATAGTGTCCTGTACGGCATTGGCACCAGTGATGGATGGCGATAGGTTGGATCATCAGGAGATGAAATGCGTCACCACTCTGGTGGAACTCAAAGACCCCAAAGAATCGAGGTGACCCAGCAGCAACTTCCGTAAGCACGCATATTGATGCAGATTTCTAACGCACCACAACCCACAAGGAGTCCCAAATGTTCTGTTGCTTCGACCTATTCCGTTGCTTCACAAACTGCTTCGCCTCGCACTGCTGCGACCACCACTGCACACCAGCCCCAACGTGCAGCAACACGCCTAAGCCTGGGCAGGACGCTTGCACCAACTCTGCCGCATAGGCTGACCGCGAGGCTAGCGCGTTATCCCAGCCGACTTACGATTACGTTTTAAAATTGGGCGATGGTAGCATATTTATGTAGTCATTTTCGGCATTATAGACGTACAATCCGCACTAGGAGACAATTCATGAAGCGAGAATCTTTCACCACCGCTGCAGCCGTTATCGTGCTGCTTACCTGCGGCTGCATCCATTCTGCATCCGCCCCTCTTCCCTCTTGGGCAATCACGGCTCCCGAGGCCAATGCTGGTGCCCTTATTGCTGGCGCAAACGCTGCCGTCACAGGCTATGAACAGGATCAGCGTGACTGTGCCACTACTCCGAAACTAACAAAATGTCCTGGAGTCGCCAACCCTACCCTCCACACCACTATGCAGGACATGCAGAAGGCTCTCGTTATTGCCATCCCCGCATATACCTCATGGTCAATCGCATTGAAGGCCAACCCGGCTGCGGTTCAATCTGCGAATCTCACGGCGGCTCTGTCTACCATCCAAACCACTCTGGCACAACTTCCTAGCCTCACGAAATAATAAGGAGCCTTCATGTCTCTCACTCTCATCATCGCCCTCATCTCATCGCTAGGTGGAATGGTTTCAAACTTCCTCAGCGCTGACGGGATCATTCCCGGCAACCTATCGTCGCTCATTTCGGCGTCGATTTCTGCCATCGGTCAACTGGTGACCGCGTTCCAATCTGGAGGGACACCAACCAGCGAACTCCAAGCCTCCCTAGCGGCATTGCAGGCAGAACTTACCGCTGTCCAACAAGACACTTCGACAGACCCTTCCATCTTGGGAGACATCGCGGAGATTTCAGGATTGGTACAGGATGCTGTCACTGGATTCGAGGCGGCTCAAGGCGGCGCTGATCCTTCAACTATCCCTGTACCTCCTGCGGTCATCTAGCCGTGTCAAACTCTAAAACCTACCAACTTTCCGACCCACCTGCCGTTGCTGCCAAGATCGTAGCGGCTGGTGGTCCTGCAATAAACTTAGCCGAGCCCACAGGAAAAGCATCTGCGGATGGCATTACCCTCGGATGGTCAATCGCTGATGGCACTGTCACCGTAACGATACTGAACAAGCCGTGGTTTATTCCAGAAAGTACCATATGGTCGCACGCTGATGCTATTTTCTCGTAGTCTAATCCACCATAAGGAGAATGCGGAAGTGTCTGGGCGGGCAGTTAGACGCCCTGACCGTATCCGCTAAATATTATGATAGTAATGAAGCCGAATAAGGAATGGCAACTAAATCCGGGTCAAGGTCTCATGCTTTCCGTCATTGCAGGTTCATTCTTCTGGTACGTCCTGTTTTTAGTTATTTGGCTGTGCCGCCACTAGCAGGGGTCTGAATCTTCACATCTGCACTTGATCCAGCAGGCATTTGGATATTCAGTACCTTCTGCACCTGCGGGTTAGCGAGAAGTGTAGTTAATAGAGTTATCGTTCCGATGACCGATGCTATATGTGGGTGATAGTGACCAAACTGCATTATCGGTGCCGATACGGCTGGAATCTGGAGAAGAGCGCCTAATCCCATTATCGTGCCTATGGCACCCTTCCCAAGTGCAGAAATCTCTGTAACCGTTACAAATTTCATAATGCCTCCTATTATTGATACGCTTCCATGCAACGTGCGAGAGTTTCCTTATTCGCGTAGGTCGTGGTATCGTCCGAAAACTGCGCGATCTGCCAAGGTTGTCCGAGGATCATAATCGCCTCACACTTACTCCGTTTAGTTAGACCGTTCTCGACCACACCTCCAGCCTTGTTCCAGAGCAGGAAGTGCTGTGCGGCAGCGGGAATATCACCTGCGTTATACAGACCTACCGCTGAAACCTTTTGCAGGTTGCCCACGCCAATGTTGAAGGTCAGCGAAGTGAATGCGTCGAACTCCCATTGCTTCGGCGTTCCCGTGAGAACCTTGTTGACAGCCGTTGCCGCCGTGGTCAGGTTCGACTCTTCCCACGCGATTGACTCAGCATAGGTGCAGGTATCGCCCTCGACTACTGGGCGTGTGCCGCCATTGCCATCAGGAATGCGCGTGGCTCCAGCACCCAGCGTCCAGATGCCGACACCGTCCTTATATGCGACTAGACGGTCTCCCTCCATGTCCGGCTGAACAAGGAAGTGCGCGAGTTCGACAGACGGCTGCATTGGAGTGGATAACATGTCTACCTCGCGGTGGAAAATAAGCGGCAGGGCCACAATCCCTGCCGCCAAGAGAAATCCTTCACGTCCCTTGGTACTATTCTACCCGTTGACGGGCTTGGTGGGTGGATTTGATCCGGCACCGATAGGCGGCGCGTGGTCGTCGGGCTGAACCGTGCTGGGAACGTCTCCAGATAGAGCGCTGGTTACGTCGTCGATGTGCAGAACTTCCTTCAGGTTCGGTGAAGGGTCGCTGGGGCTGGTCGGAGCGATACGCCCATTGCAGTAGTCGTTACCGGCAGTAGCGTCGTACAGAATGCCCGCGACAGGCGCTCCGTAGGTTGGGATAAGAAGAACCTTGTCGCCGTTCTTCGCTTCGCGTCCATTCTTGTAGTGCATATTGCTCCTATCGTGAATCTGAGGTTGTGTAGCTGGCTGTTGTTGGGTGCTCGGAAAGCAGCGGATCTCCTGCGTGATACTTCGCATGATAATCCATGTACGCTACTGCCACGGCGCTAATGGATATGATTGTCGCAAGAACCCACTTCGCAGCGTGTAGCAAGTCACGCTTGTTCCATGACGTACTTGCCGTGACCAGCTTTGTCACTTCAGTTTCGATGCGCTTGAGAACTTTGTCCTGTCGTTGCAGTGCCCCCTCGCGACCAGTCCCGTTACCGTCAATGCCAATGATGCGCTCCTCGATCTTCACGAGTCGAGCAACATTCTCGCCGTGGTACTTGTCGATGGCTGCGCTGATCATGATCTTGACTTCCTCTCGATGATTGGAATCCAATGCTCTGCCCCTTGTGGATTAGATGGCCCTAACTGCGTTTACAGATGCTCTCCTTGGACGTGTCTTCCTTATGGCTGACAACTGTAGTTCACGGTGACAGTGGTCGCCGCGATGGTTACGCCTGCGGTGATGTTCATACCCGTCGCAGTTGCAACCGAATTACCGATGCCAAGGAAGCCGGTTCCGCCATTCATCGTCGCCGTACACACATAAGCTGTCGTCGTAGTCGGCCAGACCAACGTCAGGAACGTGCCCGTGGTGAAGGTACCGCCTGCGACAGAGTAAGTACCGCGCAGGTTGGTGCAGGTGGCTGTCAGGCATGTTGGGGTTCCAGTGGTTCCGATTCCGCCAGTGGCAGAGGTTATGGGATTGGAAACAGATGCTGCAGCCAATCCAGTTGACCCCCACGTACCGGAGTTGCACCGCATGGGCAATCCAGTTTGCGACAGCACGTATGCGCCGTTATAACTGCACGCCCCGCTAGGCGGGGATGAGTATACGCTACCTAAGCTGCCGTCATTGTGAATCATTAGAGAGGTGAATCCGGTCGTCCCATTGTAAAAAAAGAAATCATATGGGGATGTGCCGGGCAGCTCTCCTGCGGTATTGCCCGCGCTTCCAACATCCCAGATTTGCGCGTTCGTGGTGTACGATCCAAAAGCCAGCGTTCCCGGGTTGCCAGCCGATATATTGAATGCCGCGTAGTTATTGGTGGTCATCGTCGTTGTGCCGCCAAGTAGGTTAGGAACATTGTCGGGGATCTGCAAACCGAAGCAAGCCCCGCTAACTCCGGCACATATGTCACCCATAAATATACCTGCTGCCTGAGTGATGTTCGGACTTCCGCTTGGAGATTCTATATCAATGCCGTGGTAGTTGTTGATCAGCCCCGAAGTTTGAGACGGCTCAATTGAAATTACGGACATCGTTGTGGCTATGGACTTGCCGCTACCAAGGTTGATGATAGGCCGAAGTTGGACCGGGTTGTAATGATCGTACTGCCCTATTAAAGTGGATTCATCATCCCAGTCGGAGTACCCGCCTGTGCCTATCGTATTGGTGTGCGTCGTCAGAAAGGCCATCATGTGGCCGCCACCAGAAGGCACCGCATCGTCGTTACAGAAAGCCGTAGTGTATGTCTCTGACGTGCATAAACTGCTCGTCGGTGTGCCACCAAAAATACTCACCCCTGTGAGGTTTGATGAAGGTATCATCAACGCACTCGGTAGTGTCGTGCTCTCACTCGGCACCCCAGACCCATTCGTCACCAGCACCGCGTTGGCTACTGGCGCAACGAAGGAGGTCGCACCTGCACCTGTCTGGTAGGGAATGTCGTTGGCCACGCCGCCCGCGAGGTTCCTGGCGCTTCCGCAGACATCTACCAGATTGCATACGATGGCCGCATTTCCCGCGCTGTCCTTTACCTCAGTTACTCCCGCCAGCGTTACCTGAAGATCAGGAACTTCGGGAGTCATGCCTATGGAGCAAAACGTGTGCTGGCACGCAGCGAAGTAAAAACCTGCGCTGCCAACATCCGCAGGGCCGGGATTCACGATGAATGACGCGAAGTCGTTGCTGATGGACCGTGCGGTCAAAGTTCCGAAATCATCGGACGATAGAACGAGATCCGGGCCAACGCTAAACCCAAAACCATGCCCAGAAGCGGCAATAAAATTAAGACCTCCTGAAGGGGAAAAAAAGTCTATGTCCCCACCGGGAAGGAAGTCCAGAAACGGTTCGCTAGTTCCACCGGGCACATTTACATTAACGTCACAACCAACAGAACTGCTAGGCGGGCACAGCGTAAACGGCGTCGTATTGGCGAAGGTGGGGGATTGGGTTACGGTCTGGTTGGGGGTGCCTAGCGTTAGGTAGTTACCTGCGGCCTGATACTGAGGGATATTGAGCACCCCATTGATCAATGTTGCTTCTCCGCTCGTATCGGTTGCGGTGAAACTAGTGATAGGAAGGGTCTCGGAAACCGTGCAATTTCCGCCCGTGCAAGGACTCGTCGAAAGGGATATACCATCACCAGCAATAATACTTACCGATGCTGGGGGAACTATGATGTCAGTGCTTGGATACAAGCCAACCAACGTCCTAGAAGGATTATATACATTTGGAGGTATCCCACCACTAAGATTTACATCGTACGCGATATTGATCGCGGCGAAAATAGGAGGAATGGTGCTATCGGTATTTGCCGTAAATGGATTGTCCTGTGGGGTATTGGAACCATCCTTGTAAATCGTTGCCTTCGTCGTCGTTCCAGTCAGATACACAGTTACGGTGCAGAACGGAATAGCCCCCTGAAGGTAATTGGTAGAGTTTATACCTGAAGTTACCGCCCGCTGTCCCGGATTATCGCAGGAGTACACGGGAAGAACCGCAGTCTGCGCATGGATATACCCATAGCCTAACAGGAGTAGTAACGTCGTGATTATCTTAATACTCTTCATCCTGATCCACTTACCTCGTCAACTGTGCTGTTACGGTGACACTATTACCCAACGTCTTCATGTAGAGTGCCACGTATTTTGGATAAGTCAAATTAGGTCCTATCCCATCGAACCTACCTACGTTGGTCGCGTTAACGGCGGTGATGCTTCCAATCTTGTTGTAGTAGGCGGGGTTGTCCGTATCCGAGCCCATCACATCAATCTCGAACGCGCCCGGAGCACCCGCAAACGCCACTTCCACAGAAAACCCCCACGGATAGGAAACACTACGCACACGCTCCAACTGAAATGCCACGCTGAGCGATCCATTAGCTGCGCTAACCGGCACAGTCTCGTTTTGCCAGCAGAATACCTGACGGTTCTCGCGTAATAATGTTGCTTGATTGATCCCGCTGTATGCTGGCATATCTTCTCCTTAGAACCCAACTCCCATTTGGCCATTGACTGATACGAAACCGTCTATACTTCCGGCAGTCCTGTTCATTTTCTGGAAATACAGATCGACAATATTTCGATCTGCAACTCTGATCTTCTTCAAACAATACTCATATTGCTCGTGGTAATACTTTGCTAAAAACTGCCAGTTTGCTCCCGAGCCGCGCTCCATATCATCGCCTTTATTCGCTTCCTTCCACGCGCAAGCTACCTCCTTAGCCCTAAACTTGACCATCTCCTCCGTGAGAGGCGTCGGAAGCGTGTCACCGGGCGCTGATAACAGTGGCCAATTAACTTGCCACTGACACGCGTAGGGAAGCTGCGTTAAAGGCCCTTGCCAGAGTTCCCAAAGTCCCTGCCCGTAAGTAGCGCTGCCCGCTCGCGTATCCGGTCCCAGATACACAGCATATTCAGGCTGTGAAAAATCTGTGCGTTGGGGATCGACCTCAGAAAGTGAAACCTGCGTATAACTCCACCAATCGACGGGAAAATTATTGACGAGGTCGCGGATAGCATAGAAGCGCCTAAATCCTGCCGGAGCAGGAAAGTACGCTTGGTACGCCATGTATCCGACATTAACCGCCGCTGGGCTTGTCCACAATCTATCCAGAGTCAAGACGGCGATCTGCTGTACAACGAAAGAAGCCGGAGTTCCCCCTTCATTAAATGCGATGAACGGGTTGCTATACCCACTACCTCCAGATATAAGTGTTGGCTGGGAGCTAACTGTTCCGTTCGCTCCAACAGTGATTGAGAAACTTGCGCCCGACCCTGAGCCGCCTGCGTCCTGCACCGGAACCACATAAACGCCGGGTGTTTGTCCGCTACCAGAAGTGAATATGGTAGCGTAGGCAATCACTCCGTTACCATTAATAGCGATGATGTTATAGAGGTCGTAGTAGGGAACACGAATCTGGTAAACAGTAATAACAGGGTTGTTAGCTCCGTACCAAGCAGCGGTCGCTACTGAGTCGCCCGTCATCTGATTAGTAAAAGGCTGAATGGATATAGTTCCCGGACTAAGGAACGTGTCGGTATTACCGCCCAAAATTCCCGGCGATAACCAACCTCCGGTCTGCTGTTGGAAACTCCATACATTCTCGTCCTGAATGAGAGTAAATGCCTCATTTAGGAAGGTCTTTGCAAGCCCCAGATTCATCCCAGGTACTGCTCCGAGCATCTCTTGGATCATGTTAGAAAAGGCCATTTACATAGCCTCCAACATGTTAGAATGTAGGGATGCGGCGGATAGTCGCACAAGGAACGGGGGTTCCCTATGAAACATAGCGTGAAGAGACACGCCATCATCTCGCCGCATGACGAGTATATCAGACTCGTTCCCCTTACCCAAGGCAAGTTCGCTCAAGTTGACGCCTTGGTTTGGGATTACATTTCCGGCTATAACTGGCACGCAGAGTTGGACAATCGAACCGGAGTGTATATCGCCGTAAGGAAGGAATATCCGAACGGAAAGAAAGTTCGAATTCCAATGCACCGCTAGATAGTTGGTAACGTAATTAACGTAGACCATCAGAGCGGCGATACCCTCGACAATCGAGGCTCCAATCTTCGCCCAGCAACCGTAAAACAGAATTCTCGAAATCGAAAGAAGCCAATCAACAACACCTCCGGATTCAAGGGTGTTTGGTGGAGAGCAGATCGAGGATATTGGGTGGCTACTCTCCGCATAGGCCGAAAGAACATCTATCTCGGTTCGTCCGGAAGGCCCGAAGAGTGCGCGCGAATGTACGACCGAGCATCCATTGACCACTTTGGTGAGTTCGCTCGTACCAACTTTCCGAGATCTTCCTACCAATGACATGCCTACTCCTACCACTTATCCGAAAGCTTCTTGCTTGAGTAATCAGTCTTCTTCGAGTCCTTAGCCTTGACACTTCTCTTGACTCGTCCTGCAGCACTGACCTTCTTGCGGCCCTTAGGCTTGGCCCAGTAAGCGCTGTCGCCATCCTCAACAATGAGTTTCTTCTTCGTAGCCATTACTTCACCATCCTTGCGTACTTCTTAGCGCCGCTCTTTTTGGTTATCCGCTTAGGAGACGTGGTTGGATCGGCATTTACCTTCTTCTCTGTACCCAACACCCGTTTCTGCGGGTACGTAACGCTAGATCCTTTGATCTTCCTAGACATGCGCTTTCCTTTCCCCACCGACTCCAGACTGTTCGTGTCTACGGCGTTATACTGCGGGTCCATAACTTATGCTCCTATAACCAAAACGCCCCTCGCAGGATCACTCCCACAAGAGGCGTTCAAGGCGTTGCATCCGGGAGAAGGCAACTTCGTTTAGTAGCCTTTAGAACTGGCCACAAAATCCACCGACAATCAAGGTCTTGCCTGAAAGCACTGTGTTCGCAGAGGCCTCTGTCGTTCCATTTACCGCATACCACTTCAGCTTCCACGTAGCGCGCGGGCCTGCTGCAGAAGCAATCGGCAGTACGTAGTAAGTGCCGTCCGTCGTCAATGCACCACCTGAAAGGATGATGTCGATATAAAGACGAGGATTGCTCAACGTAACAGGGTCACCACCCGTGACGTATAGTGCGGGACCAGTTCCGCTTCCTGCGAATATCTGCCTACGCCCTACAAAGTCGGGGTAAAGCCCTTCGGTCATATTGACAACCATGATTGCTCCTTAGAACTGAGGGCGGTATTACCCGCCCCCTTCCGATTAGTCTTGTACAACCGAGCAGGCGTAGCCAAGTTGGATCTTGAACGGGGTGTTTGCCGGAGCACCGGTTGCTACTGCATCGATAACTGTGCCGATTGAGGCGTTGGTTAGAGTCGTCGTCGATGTAGTCATCACACCTGTTCCCGTGGTTACGTTGGCTACCTGACCAGCCGTCTGCACAGTTGAAGCCGCATTGAGGACCGTTGCGGTACCAAGTTCCTGAATGAAACCGTAGTTTCCGGGGGTAACCGAGTTGAGGAATATTACCGGACGAACTGTGATCGCCGTCACTACTCCCGAAGCAGTCTGATCTGCGCTGGTCACAATGTTAGGCGTCGTATCCAACTGCGCCGCAACCGTGCCCGTCCCACCAGTAGCCGTCAGTGAGAAGGTAGGAGCAGAGTTGTAGCCATTTCCACCATTCAACACGATAGCCGAGGTGACTGTGCCTGCGGCACCAACCACAACCTGAATCACAGCACCCGAACCGCCACCGCTTGCAAGCGTAGCCGCAATCGTGTACGTTCCGAGCGTTCCGCCTGTGCCTGCTGCGGTGATGACAACCGACTTGACCAAGCCGCTGCCACCCTGACGCAAGTAGCCAACAGTGCCCGTCTTGACGTTCGCAGCCGTAGCGCCAGAGTCAACCTGCACGAGGCGATAGCGACCGGCGTACAGGATGCCATTGACGCCGTAGGACGCGTTTGCAGCTTCCTGATTGGTAGCGTCGAAGTAGTCGCCAAGGTTCAAGCCACCTGCGGCGACCTGCTGTCCGGAGTACGCGTCCGAAAGACCGGTCGGAGACGTGAAGTTCGCGTTGTTCCACGCCAACCATGTTGGCAAACTAGGAGTCAAAGGCATTGTGTTTCTCCTTGTGCTACTAAAACTTATGAAACTCGTGCTGCGCCTAAATATGCGCTACACCCTTGTTAGCTGCTGAAACCAAAGGAGTAAGCGTTGTGGCGAGGTTGAGCGCAGTAGAGGTTGATGCCCAAGCGCATCATGATACCGTCAACCGAAACGTTGTTCTGCTGCGGAACGCGGCGCACACCGAACTTGAAGCCACTCTTGTTTGTCGGGCGAACCTTGAAGCTCTCAGGCTCAAGGAAGTACAGCGCTTCCGAAGGCTGAATGG